GTAAAATATTAAGATTGTTAATAAAAGACTATTTTGATGGAGTAGAGAAAATTCTTAAAAAGAATAAAGAAGTGATGGGTAATATATTTTATGGTTATGCAAAATCAAAAAGAATGACAGATAATTCATGGGATGAACAAATAGTCAATAATATTAAGGTTAAAACGGTTCATGTTATAAAATCAGCAGAACTGGATGATCAAGTTATTGCAGATATAAAAAATATGTCTGGTATGCCGCCAGTAAAAGTATGGGATAGTTCTACAGATTTAGAAATATACACAAGGAATGTTGTTACAAAGGAAGCGGTATGGTTTAAAGGCGGAAATCTTGGAAGGAAGATTAAATGAAAACATTTAAAGAATTTTTTCAATTGGGAGTTACTAAACCCTCAAAGTTTGATGTTCAAAATTATTTGAATGGGTTGGGAACTCGTTTGATGCAACTATCAGATATAAAAAAGAAAATAATAACCCATTTCAAAAATATTAAAAATTTAAAATTAGATTCATTTGGAAGAAAGGTTTTATCTTTTGAAGAAGTAGAGTTTGAAGAACAATTCGATTGGACAAAATTTGATACTCCGTTTGGAGATAGACATGCAAAGAAATTTGATTCGTGGGATGAATGGGAGAAGGTAGAGAAGGATGCGAAAAAATTAGAAAAGACCCAAAACGGCAAGAAAAAAATGAATAATATTCTTATGCCCAGAAGTCCAAAAAATAGAAATAAAACATTTGAACAATTTATCAAGGAAATAAAAGGAGGTACGGCGGTATTCACGTTTGGTCGATTCAATCCCCCAACAATCGGTCATGAAAAGTTACTTAAAGTAATAGAGAGTACCGCCACAAAAAACGATGCAGACCAGTTTATATTTTTGAGTCAATCACAGGATGTAAAAAAGAATCCTCTTACTGCTTCTCAAAAATTAATGTTCATGAAATTGATGTTCCCAAAACAACGTAGAGCATTTCCTACTACATCAGCACGAACTGCATTAGAAGCAATGTCTGAATTACATGAACGAAGTCAATATTCAAAAGTGATAATGGTAGTTGGAAGTGATCGTGTGAAAGAGTTTGATGCTCTTCTTAACAGATATAATGATACAAAATCAAAACATGGATATTACAGGTTTGAAGACATAGATGTAATCTCAGCAGGAGAACGAGATCCAGATGCAGAAGGTGCAGGAGGAATGTCTGCATCAAAGATGAGGGCCGCAGTTCAAGAAGGAAAATATGATTTATTTAAGATGGGAGTTCCCGCTGGAGTATCAGAAAAAAATTGTCACATTCTTTACAACGCAGTTGCAAAAGGAATGAAAGTCAATATAAAGGAAGGCATGGAATATACTACAGAAGATATAGAAGAGGTAAATTCTTTAATAGAAGAAATAGACATATTATGTAAAGATAGTACTCTATCTCCTTTACGAGAAGATCAAATGTGTGAGTTTTTATTACTCAAAGAGGCTGTTAGTGAAGGTGTAATAGACGAAGGTATAATGTCATGGATAAAGAAGAAAATTCCAAGTAAGGGACTTTCTCCTGCAATGCGAAGAAGGATGTCTATCCGAATGAAAATCCAAGCAAAGAAGCCGGGATTCATTAAGAAAAGATTACGTGCGTTGAAGCGTGCGGCTACTAAAGCAGTAATTGCAGTACGTGCTCGTAAAGCTGCAATCAAAATGGTTGTTAAAAAATTCTTTCCTAAACTCCGAACAAAGAAAAAATCAGAACTTAGTATGGCAGATCGTGGAAAGATTTCTGATATAGTCAGAAAGAAAGCAAAAATAATTACTCGATTTGCAAAAAAACTTCTTATCACAACACGCAAAAAAGATGTAGCACGTAGAAGGGCTATGTCTGGAAAGAAAGATAAAGCGGGGGTAAAAGGTGAATCATAATATTAAGAAAGGACAATGTGACTGAATATAAAAATGAAGAACCTTGTGAATTTATTTACAGTATAACTGCTGTAGAGAAGGTGGTAGATGGAGATACTATTGATGCAGTTTTTGATTTGGGTTTCGATGTACGGATATGCAATAGAATCCGCCTGCTCGGAATCGACACCCCCGAATCACGAACAAGAGATTTGGAAGAAAAATTTTATGGAAAATTATCCACAGCAGCTCTCAAGTCATGGGTACATTGGGCGGTCATATCAGACAGAGATGATATTGAAATGCAATGTAGATGTCCAGAATCAGACAGCAGAGGCAAGTTCGGTAGAGTATTAGGAGAACTTTGGATCAACTGTAATGAAGATGGACATGAATTTGGTGGATGGACTAACTTAAACAAATGGATGTGTGAGAGTGGTTACGCAGTTGGATATTTTGGTGGAAGTAAAGAGGAAATTGAAGAGGCTCACATAGCAAATCGAAAACTCCTTGAAGAACAACAAGGAATTAAATATGAAGCATATAGTTGAGGAGATATTAAAATGAAGAATGTAAAAGATATAAGAATAGATGATCAATCATCAGCAATAGAAAAACGTAAACGATGGAACTTTCTCGCCAGATTCACTTTAAGTGGTGTCGTATTTCTTGTATTTTTCGTTTTACTTTATGTGCTATTTTACGGTACATTAGTTACTGATACTTACCGGGACATAATTAATATCCTGATCGGGACATACGTTGCCGTCTTAACGAAGACCGCAGATTACTGGTTCAAGGATAAGGATGATCCAGAGCACAAAGAGTCTGAAACTCTGAATACGAATGGTGCATCATTATAATGCCGAGTGTTAAAATGCAGAACTCTATTAGATTTATGGAAAACATTGAAGAATTGGTGCAACGAACTAAGATGACTTACATCGATGCAGTTGTTCATTATTGTGAAGAGAATAAACTAGAACCTGAAACCGCTGGTCAAATGGTTGGTGGTAAACTTAAACAAAACATACAAGAAGAAGCAGAAGGGCTTAACCTTATTCAGAAAACTTCCAAACTACCAATATGAAAGGAGGTACTTGACAAATCAAAAAAGTATGATATAATATAACTATATGATGATTAAGTGAATAAATCGCAATACATCGCAATACAAATAATACAACGCAATACGAAATATACGAAAGGAAACATATGTCGTTCGCAGATATGAAGAAAAAACGTGGAGATAAACTCCAATCCCTCCTAAAAGAAACCGCAAAAATAAATGCACCAATCAAAGGTCAAGGCGATGATGATCGCTTCTGGCGTCCAGAATTGGACAAGTCAGGCAACGGAATGGCCGTTGTTCGATTTCTTCCTGCACCCGAAGGTGAAGATCTTCCGTGGGCACGTTCCTGGAATCATGGATTTCAAGGACCGGGTGGATGGTACATCGAAAACTCTCTCACCACTCTTGGTCAAAAAGATCCAGTAAGTGAACATAATTCACAACTCTGGAATTCAGGTATCGAGGCGAACAAAGAGATCGCCCGTAAACAGAAACGTAGACTTACTTATGTCTCTAATGTTTATGTTCTCAAAGATCCATCAAATCCTCAGAACGAAAATCAAGTTCGCCTGTACAAGTATGGGAAGAAAATCTGGGACAAACTTAATGATAAGATGAATCCTCAATTCGAAGATGAAACTCCAGTCAATCCTTTTGATTTATGGGAAGGCGCGAATTTCAAAATAAAGATTCGTAAGATTGATGGGTTCTCAAATTATGATAAGAGTGAATTTGAAAATCCCGCTCCTCTTGATACAGATGATGCTAAGATGGAAGAAGTTTGGAAAACAGAACATTCATTGGAAGACTTTACTGATCCAAAGAACTTTAAGACTTATGCAGAGTTGAAAGAGAAATTGGATAGAGTACTTGGTCTTGGAACTGGTGTGGAAACAGCTTCACCAAAGTCTAATACTTTCGGTGCGCCGTTTGATGGTGGCAAACCTATGACTACTCCACATGTAGAACCTGTTGTTGAAAATGTTACAACAGCGGAGTCAGCTGGTTCAGCTGGTGATACAGAAGAGTATTCATACTTTGCAAAATTAGCTGAGCAAGAATAATGAATACTGAGAATAGTACTATGTATGGATTTTTATTTTGTGTGATTTTAGTAGTATGGGCGGCATCAACATGGGGTTCACCTGATTTGATTGATGCCCTTATCTATTATCTTTCAGATGGTTTTTATAAAACCTAAGTCACTATACGGACATTCATTATATCACCATTAGATGGAGAAACTGCAGAGGCGGGCATTACTACAGGTTGAGAAGAGTTTACTTGACTAGTTGTTGAATTATTAATTACTGTGGTGGTGTT